AAGTAACTTCCTGTAGCAATGATCATCTCTTCAATACTCAATTGATCTCTCCAAGAGTAATACTTTCTATTTCACGTTTAGGGTTAGCTTTAAGCACTCGCAGTATCTTGTTGCCTATCCACTTAGGATGATAGGCGTTGCGGTGCATGGTACGGTGAGCCATAAAGTGTGTCTGCTCAGGCATATAGTTTGTATAGTTTTTAGTGTTTATCTTCTGGCCTTCTTCTTCAGTGACTAAAGTCTTAAACCACTCTACAAATATAGTACTTGAGTGCGCTCGTATTCGCTTAGCTTTCCTTCCGTTCATAGTAGTTCCTCTACTTTAGGTTCGACTACAACCTCTGTTAAGTATGTTAGTCCATTGGAGTATCTAAAGGTTCGTAGACCTTTACCATCATTAGAATCTGCATAACATTTGAACTTATACTTACACCAGTTACACCCCTTCGGTAGTTTCATGTTGCCCTTCTTACCGTCAGGAACGGGAGTATAACACAATGCAGGTGGCGTGTCAAGCTCTAGTGCAGGTAAAAGAATACCAATAGATGATCGGATGTTAGGCTTGTCAAGATCATCAGGCACGTACATGCACAACTCGCCGCTCTCTTTGTTCAACACCAAGAAGCCACCGTTCTCTGTACCCTCTGCCGCCTCATACCCTGCAAGCTGACCCAAGTAACCAAACGGATCATCCTGAGCTAAGCGTCCTTCCTTGAACTTGTTGAACGCAAAGCGAGAGGCTGTCTTAACATCGACTACTTCACCGTTGATCTTGCAATCCATGTGGCCTACGATGCCGTCAACTGTAACTTCTTTCTGCTCGTCTGTTACTTCGTGACCTGCCATGCGTACTAGCATCAACACAATCTCTTCAAGCAAGTGGCCGTATAGAAACTTAATCTGTGTTGGCCCATCAATACCGCCACGCCCTTGAGGGTCACGCTTCTCATACCACAACTGGCGTGAGGGCTTGCCTACGTTAGACATGCGTACAGTGAAGTTAGTATCTCGTTTGCGAGGAGTTGCCCAAGAACGTAGAGCCTCTGTCATACCTTGTACGGCCCTGTCTATGTCGGCATCAGTCAGAGGTAAAGGCTCACCCTCTGATAGTTTTTCTAAGTGACTATAGATGTCAGGTACTAAAGTATTAAGCTTCATGCTGAACTTCCTTAATAATAGTTTTTATTTTATTTAAAGGCGTGTTAAACCACTCTCCTTTATTCCCGCAACCAGTTGTTATAAGTTTATCATGTACTATTTTCTCTGTTGTTTTTCTATTATTAAAAAACTCAGCATATTCTAATTTAAAATCACGGAAGGGACTAGAGGTTTGATAAGTCCTGCATCTATCGTCTGCATCTATAGCCATCCCAACTTTGTACCAACCTTTCCATGCAGGATTAGATACCACATAGATATGACCGCGCTTTACCTTATCATATTTACCATAGACTGCTTGACCAATAGTTAAAGCTAGTCTTGCAAGTTTGTTTTTTCTATTTTTAATAGTGTCACAAGGGTTGCAAATATAATTATATTTTTTAACATTAGAGATATACCAGTTGTCTTCTGTTAAAAGTACGTCACAGTGGTTACAATTTTTAATGTGTTTCACTCCAGTTCTCCCCGACTTTATAGTCTCCGTCCAGTGGACAGTTTAGATTAAAGATACATCCCGCTTCTCTTATAGCTTGGACACCTAGCTTACCTACCTCTACTGCATCATCAAGGTGACACTCTATCTGCCATTCGTCATGTACGTTGGCTACAAACTTAGCATCGTATCCATGATTAGTTATCTTCTGGTCTAAGATGATTAGTGCTTTCTTCATCACGATTGCTCCTGCTCCTTGCAACAAGGTATTCAAAGCGGCATGTTCTGAGCGAACAGTCAAGCGTCTACCATCTAGTCCTTTAACGAATCCGCTTGTAGCTTCTCTCTGTACTCTGTCCGTAAGAGTTTTAAATGATGGTAGGTTATCAAAGAACCGTTGTCTAAGTCCTTTACCACTTGCTCTACCTCTGTTAGCCACAGACCCAAGCTTTGCATCTCCGGCTCCGTACAGGAGGGCATAGATGAAAGTTTTTGCCTGATTTCTTGACTCAAGTCCTGCAAGCTTTTGATTAGTGGTGTGTATGTCTCCATTAAGGATTTCATTTGTATAGCCCTCGTCATTTAAATAATGTGCTAACATTCTAAGCTCAAGCCCAGAAGCGTCGATCCCAACCAGACGATAGTTCTCTGGCACTGTCCAACAAGATCGGCAATCTTCGCCATACGGTGACGAACTACTAGGAATTTGAGCCATGTTAGGATGTGAATGAGTCATGCGCGATGTCACTGCACCATTAGGATTGACGTAACCATGTACTCTTCCAGTAGTTTCATCAAGCTCCTTGATCCAACTCTTAGTTTGAGCCAAGCGTTTCTGTACCATCAGGTACTTAGCAATCAACAAAGCCTGTGGAATACCTCTAACTTTATTTAGTGTTGCTTCGTCCACAATGGGCTGACCTGTAGGTGTATGCTTCTGCGGCTTCCAACCAAAACGAATTAGGTACTCACCAATCTGCTTACGCGAACCTAAGTTAAAAGGCGTTTCAGTTTTACGAGCAATGGGCTTACAGTCTATGTCCAACGATAGTCTCTCATGCTCCTCGTCAGAGAGGCGTGTCCCTTTACCATGCTGATCAGTAGCTGTCTTAGCTACGTGACCTAATGCTGTATACTTAGCTGTTAGTATCTGAGTAGTAACTACAGGACGGAACTCTTCCTGTACCTCTGCCTCTAGATCATGTAGCTTAGTTTCAAACATAGCCATCAAGCCCATAACTTTCTTAACATCTAACACAAACCCATTGGTACGTTGCTGATCTACAATCTTAGCTACTGCATGTTCTATCTGCACTGACTCAGGTGTGAAGCCACGGCTCTCAACCTTCAACGCTTCATATACTTTAGTATTAAGCAACACATCGTTCTTGCAGTACTCTAGCATCTCAGGTGTGTACTCGTCCCAAGCATCTTCTTGCTGACCAAAGTCACCCTTGCGAAAGCCTAGACGATAGCCCCACCCTTCAAGTCCGTGGTTGCCTTCGCGTGTTGGCTTGAAGAGGCGTGACAGTACGAGTGTATCAACGATCTTCTTGTCAAACAGATCAACCCCTGCAACCTTTTTAATAGCAGGGATGTCATAGCCTATCAAGTTGTGGCCTATTAGTTTAGTTGCAGAGGACAGCATAGCATAGCCCTCGTCTAGTTGTGTGTTGTCAAACGTGAACACATCTTTTGTGTCTACGTCCTGTGCCACGATACAATGTATCTTCGTGGGGTCTAAGCCGTCTGCTTCTATATCAAATACTAAGTTACTCATTTTCTTTTGCCTTTATGGTTTAAAGTTGTTGGACTTACTAAGATTGTCATGCCACGGAAGTATCTGTAAATTTGTTTCAACATGAAGACCGCTCACCAGTTTACCTCTAAGTGGTATAATATGATCGACATGCATGACTATTCCTGTTTCTTCCTGTAGTCGTTTAGCTTCCACGTAAAACTCAACAATCTTTTCGCGGTTAGCCCAAGCTACGGTACGTTTGATCTTGGCGGCCCTGCGCTCGACAGCGTATTCGTTGACCTTATCAAGGTTTGCCTTCCGCCACGCAAGAGAAGTAGCCCTGTGCCTTTCTTTGTTGGCTTCGTACCAAGCCTTGTTAGTGGCCGCCTTGACTTCTTTGTTGCGTTGCGCCGACTCCCTCTTTCTAAAATTAATACGCTCTCTGTGCGCTTGGCGATATTCGAAACCTTTAAGCGATATACAGGCTCTACACTCAGATCGTAGGCCGCTTGGGGTGGCCCGCTTCTTAGAGAAACACCCAAGCTCCTTAACCTCTCCGCACTTGGTACACTTCTTATTCAAGAGGACTCCGTGAATCTTTCAGCATCTCGTCGTAATACTTTAGCAGAACATCATGTTCAATTGCAACTTTGATACCCTCAAGAGTGTAGTACGCCCATCTTATAACAGTTATAGGGCGAAAGAACTGGTTGTGTTTGTCTATCTCAAAGCCATTAAAGGTAGTAGTCATATTATTTCCTCTGCGAACTGCGATTCATCATAGTCATCAAGCTCTCTGAGCCGTCCTGTACTGTTATCATACAGCAACTGAGAAGCAATGCCAACATCTCCGGTGTACCTAGACTTCAACACCCTGACCTTTGTGGTCGATGCTTCTATCTGATCATCTGATTGTTGGTTACGCTCCAGTGCAATCACACAGTCACTCAACTGAGCAATACTTTGTGACCCTCTGAGATGATTTAGTCCTGTCTCTATTCCGTTCTCATGCCCACGGTTGCCCTCTACTCTGCGGAGGTGTGACACTAGGATCATACCGCACCCTGTCTCCTCTACCATAGTACGCAATCGGTGCATGATCTGATCAATAGCTTTACGCTCGTCGTTCTCAAGCGTAGACAGAACAAGCATGTGAAGGTGGTCAACTATAACCCACTTACAATCTAAACCAATGATCATGTAGCGTAGCTTACTAAAGATCTCTTCAAGGTTATTGACACCGTGATGGGCGTGTACCCATACCCGACCTTTGTTCTCGCCCATAAAGACTTTGTTGAAGTAGCCATCCAGTTCTTCTTCACTGAACTCAGCCTTAACACTATCAAGATGTAGCTTGGCGTTTGCTTCCACTGCCATGATACCTTCAGCAGTACGTGACCAACTCTCTTCAAGTGCTAACACACCTACGTTATCTTCTGTTTTATTTATCAACCAGTGTTCAATCTCTCTGGTCACAGAAGACTTACCTAGTCCTGTGCCGCCTGTAAGGGTCACAAGCTCACCTGCTCTCATGCCTTCTAGCTTCTTGTTGAGGCCATACCAAGGATAAGGTATAGCTGTTTTCTTTTCTGACCGTAGCTTCTGATATGCTTCAAGCTGTTCGGACATGTTCAGTACACCAGAAGGTGTATAAAGTTTAGCGTCCCAAAAAGAACTGACGTACTCTGCGTGTCTACCCTTGCGTAACATATCGTTAGCATCTTTGTAGTCTACTGGCAGTGTCATTATCTTAGCTTTCTTGGGGGTGAGTAGCTTAGCCACAGCTATCGCGGCTTCCTTGCCCACCTTGTCGTTGTCAAAATTAATACAGATAGTCTCGAATGACTCAAGGTACTCAAGACTATTCTTAACATCACCCACTCCACCTGACGCACCTGATCTAATAGAAACGACAGGCCACTTACTCCCCATAAGTTCATAAGCGGCCATCGCATCACACTCACCTTCTACTAAAGTTATAAACTTACCACCTGCTTTAAACAGGTTCTCGCCAAACAATCCTACGTGCCTTGGGCTTGCTGTCCATTCAAAGTTCTTGTCCTGCTTACGAACTTTTGTTGCCGCGAACTCATGCCCATTGTAATAGGGGTAGTAGTGCTTGTCTATCTTCGTTCCGTTGGTTGTTGATTTAACACCGTACTTCTTCGCTGTTTCTAAACTTATCTTGCGGTCAGTCAATGCATTGTATGTAGCTGTTGAGTTGTGGTTCATTGTACTGTCCTTGGGACACACATCAAATTCCGTTAAGGTGTCGAGTTGTTGCACTTCCGTTGTGCCGTAGTCTGGTAAATATGTACTGCAACTGAAGCACCACCCAGATCCATTAGCGTTAACTGAAACTGGGTCGCTCCCTCCACAAGCAGGACATGGTTGCTTATGTTTAACAAAAGGCAAGAGCCTTACTCCTTAGTTGGTTCTACTTCCTCTGTAGCTAATGCCTCGTCCGTGAGGTGGTTAGTTTTAAGATCGTTGATCAGCGATAAACTAGCTGATTTCATAAGCCCGATCATTATCTGTGCTTCACGCATTCTAGTATCTGCTTCTACTAAGTGTGCTACGATTAAGTTACCCTCATCTGAGAGCAACTCTGTATCATAGTTAACTTCATCTACTGTGACAATTCCCATTACAGTTCGTCCTCCATTGCTGTCTCTACATAAGCGCCATCAAACTCAGCACCGTCTGGTGTCCCTACCTCTACTAAATCAAGAACCTGCATTGCTTGAAA